TAGTCAATGCATCATAGATGTCAAGGAAAGCCATTTGAGATAGTTTCATCAAAGGCTCACCACCAGTAATACACAAATGGTTATGATGACCAGACAAAGGATGGCGGAACCAACCTTCTGGGTTATGATCATTCTTCATAATGTCTACGAGCTTCTGAGCCAGCTCAGATCCTGTAGCTTGACCCATCAAGTGCTTGTACTTCTTAGACCAAGTGTACGAAGAGTCGCAACCCTTTTCCCACACAGGAAGATCCTCAACACGTTCAACTTTAGAAGCGTCGAAGTCTGCATAAGGAAGATCATACGTCTCAGGCTTAGTCGGAAACATCTGACCAAAGCCATCGCACTGAAGGTTACACAGGAAGAATCGAATCCAAGCGGTAGGAACTCCTGTGTAGTGACCTTCACCCTGGATAGAGTGAAAGATCTCGCTATAGGTATATTTTTTATCTGCCATTTAAAAGCCTTTCTGCTGCAAACTATTATACACACCTTTAGAGTAATGACAACTCTATTTTTTCTTTTTTCCAGTCATGGAAATTTCAGGGCGGGAGTTTGCAGTAGCTGGGACTTTCTCCTTCTTAGCCTTTGGTGTTTTCTTTTCTTTTTTAATATTGCGACCTTTGGCCATAACAATTCCTTTCTTAGTCGACAGTTTTGACTTTTTCCACTGTATAGCCCATACCGTTGGACAACTCTGTCCAAACAATGGTATCTCCTGGGTTCCAATCCATGTTCTCTAGTAGATCATCAGGAAACTCCATATACAGCTCACCTGATTCTTCATCTTTTTGCACTTGCAAGAATTTCTTATCTACAACTGCTTTTACCATAATATTCTCCTAGGCTTTATAAATTGCACTGTTAGCACCATGCTCAGCACATTCAACTTCTACTACCCAACAACGATTATTGGTCATCTCGCGTACGAGTTTATCTGCATAATTATATGCATGTTTTGCAAACATTTCAACACCTACACCATCAAGTATAGTAAGTTCAGCCAGTCCTTTTTCAGCTAGCGTCTGAAAGTCAGTTAGATGAGGATCTTGTTCATCTAATACAACCTTATGATCAAATGTATCTTCGAGCCAAGCTTTAAGAGGCTTGAGACCTCCAAAGTCAACTACCCAGTTCTTATCATCTAATTCGCCCGCTTGGAACGTAAACTTAAACGCTAGTGAGTACCCATGCAGGAACTTACAATGAGAGTGCGCATTCGGCTGTCTAAAGCAAGCGCTAAGACCAATGTTATGGCCATATGTTTTTGTACTACAATAAGGCAATTTGAACAGCCCCTTCCAATTTTTTAATTCCTAAAGCCCAGTTCTCTGCAGCATCCTCAACATAACCAATAGTCTTGTTAGGAAAATCTTCTTCAAAGAACTTAACATCATTATCATCGAAATACTTGATGAAGGCAACCTCTTCTTTGAAGTCCATCCAAACTTCGGCATATCCTTTGCCATGGTCTGACCAATAGGTTGATATCTTTCTTTGACGGCTTTCTGTTGACATTGTACTACTCCTCTACAAATTTGTTCATAGCTGGATATATTTTTGATATAGCATTACAAACAGCAACAGCAAGGTCAATGTGTTCTTGCTGCGTTCCATTAGCAGAACGAAGTTCGATATAATGAATCCATGATCTAATAGTACCATTCACGTACAATCTAGAAACTGTATTTCCTTCTGGTAAAACAGCTCGGGCTTGTTCTTTAGCAATGCCATTTTCAATTGCCCAATCATATGTCATCTTCACCATTTCAATAATGGCGAGTTGTTTGTTTGCCCACTCATCTTCTAAAGCAGGATCTTCATTCTGAATACTATTCTGGCGATTCTTAGGATCCTGTAGACGAGCTTCACGGATCACAAAATCATCGCTAAGATCGCGGACGTCAGCATACCGCTGAGAAAACTCTTGGAAGCTGAAGCTTCGATGACGTAATAGTTGTCGGGCGATATCTCTTGTAGTTTCGATTTCGATACAGGCACTTGCCATTTCAAATGGTGACCAGTGTTTGTGCTTGATGAGATATTCAAGTAGCTTTGGCGTTGTCTTGGTGTTAGCTTGGTTTGCTGGATTGGAGACACGCGCTGCATAGGCGATGAGGTCTTGGATGTTATCAAGCCCCGTCTGTGCAAGTTCGCCAGAGTGGATTCTAAAGCTGGGTTGACTATAGGAAATGAGCTTTGCATGCATTATTTACCCTGCCCCCGATACTTTTTATAAGACCGCCGTTTATTTTTATTCATAGATGACGTCTTAATATTACGTCTTCCGATAGATGTCTTCTTGTTAGTAGTCATACCTTTAGTCATATCTTACTCCATTTTAAATTCTTTGAATCGCTCGTTCATCTGCGATTTATCAAAAGCTGGGGCGTCATCGACAACACCTTCTTCAGCATTCTCCACATCATATAACTTCATCCGTGACTTGTCAATGCCTATAACAAATCTTTTCTTGTACCCCGGATCATTGTATCGGTTCTTTAGCTGTTTAACCATGATCTGACCCAAGCCCTCAAGCTCTTCTGATGAGATCAAAGCAAACATTAGATCCGCGGTTGCGGGTAGTCCAAAAGACTCGGACGTATCTTCAAGCCCAGGATCCGAGCTAGAAAAACCACTACGAGTCGTTTGCGTTGCAGTGATGACCGGTACGTCGAACTCGACCGCAAGGCCACGTAGCTCTTCAGCAATTGCTTTAATGTAAGTGTAAGAATTGATCGATCCTCCCATACCTTTCATTCTACTTGATGCACAGATATTTAGATAGTCGATAAAGATTATCTCTGGCACAAAGTTCTTTTTTAGTTTAAGTTCGTTCAACAAAGCTCGGAAGTGTCCCGAATGAGCAGATCCAGTTGGATACTCTTTCACAATTAGCTTACCATTAGTATTTGCTGTAAGATCACTAACCTTACTGGTTAGCATTGGTTTAGAGAGATGTAGCAATTGATCCAATGGAACATTCAATAGATTAGCATCTATCCGTTCAGCAATCCGCTCTTCTGCCATCTCCATAGTGATGTACAGAACATTACGACCTTGTACTAGAGCATTACCAGCAACGTGACACATAAAGAGAGATTTACCAACCCCAGTACCAGCAAGAGCAACATTAAGAGTCTTGTTTGGTAGCCCGCCCTTAGTAATTTTATTAAAGTAATCAAGATCAAACGGGATTCTGTCTTCGTCTTCATGGTAGAAGTCGTATCGCTGCTCAACGTTTTCAATATAGTCGTGACCAACATTTGCGTCGAACGTAACCGCGAGCGCTTTCGAGAGGAGTTCCGGTAAGGCATTCTTTGTTAACTCTTTATGTTTACCATCGATAATACTTATACTTTCCATAATTGCATTATGGATTGCTCTATCTTGACACCACTTCTCTGTGGTATCCAGCAGCCACTTTTCATCAGCTTCATCTTTAGTAAAGATATTTGGAAGAATTTCCATGACCGCTGTATACTGATCATCATTAAACTTATCACTTTGATCAATCTCGATCTTTAGTGCATCAGCTGTAGGCAACTTATTATACTTTGCTACAAATGCACCAATTGTCTTAAACAATTGGTTGTACACTCCTTGAAAGTATTGTGGATTGACAAACGGTAGAACCTTGCGCATATACTGATCATTTGTCAGCATATTGCGTAGAATCATTTGTTCAAGATTGCTCATAGTGTTCCTTGATCTCGCATCTTTGCTCGAATCTTGGTGGCTGAGATATTGTGCATGTCCTCGCCTAAGTCATGTTGGGTAAATGTATAACCTACAGTTCTGCCGTAACTAATATCAACAATGTTAGGAACGCTAACAATGATATACTCTTCATCATAAGCATATCCAGCCTTAGCAAGTCCATCGATAATATTCTTCACAACAACTGGAAGCGCAAACGGATTATCATCTTGAGTATCAGTTCGTCCTCCAGACGCATCTTCACCAACAATGCCACCGACATTACGAATCATTATACACACCTGCCCTGTTTCAGACAACGCTTTTTTGAATAGCTCGGTATGAGCATCATGCCAAGGCTGCCATCGGCCAAGCATCTGGGTGGTAGGTTTTTGGGGATCAAACATTATGCTTCTCCTGTAGCATTGTTGCAAAGTCAATGATTTGTTTATCACTCATAAAAGATTTAATATGATAGTCAACACCTTCTGGGTTTTCAAATATCTTGTTAGTATCATCATAACGACCTGCTTCAATAGTATCCATCCAGATAATAATATCAGCATTGAAATTATTCCGAGTCTCTCCTGTCGGACAGACAAAGTCACAGATCACAGTACGTGCACGAGTAGCTTCAAATGTTGCGATTGTATTCATCCGTTCTGATTGTCGACGACGACCAGCATCTGAGAAGTCCCAATCATTTGCCATCTTTCGCACTTGATCTGCATTGTACCACGCACAGTTCAAATGTACGTGAAGTCGAAGAGCGAGGTGAGTCTTTCCTGCACCTGGCAGTCCCATAATTAGAATTTTCATTTTTTCTCTTGCTCATTGAGGTTGTTGATAATAACACTTTCTAAAATTTTACCAGCATACCTTTGAAGCTCAGTATTGTTAGTTGTTAGATCTTCATCGGGGCTAAACTCTAACGTCAAATCAAAGTTAATGATAGGAGAGTCATCTTCTATTGTAATCTTACCAAAGCTGATTACAGATTCAATAAACTCTCCTTCCTTGATTCTAATATGCCAATGCTCATCATCACCAGGTGTTAGTTCGTATTGCACATTCTCCTCAAACATACCGGGAATACTAACCATCGATGCTCTCCACAATAGCATCCATCGACACTAACGACTGATGACCAATTTGATATTGTTTCTTTAAGAATTCTTTAAAGTCTGTATCACTAAAGATTGGATCCCAGAATGACTTGTCATTAGTGACATCGTACCGTACTTTAGGTCCAACTTCTCCAGTTTCCTTATCGACCACAGCATACCAACCATTAGAAGGCTTAGTGACATAACCCCCAGCAAGAGCACAATCGAGCAGACCAGAGTACTTACGGACACCACCTTCCCAGGAAACCGTGATAGGAATTTTAGATTTTTCTTTAACATAACGTGACTTCTCCACATTGATTACAAAATGATAACCTTGGATCTCTGTGCCTTTCTTATCTTGCTGACGACCTAAGATCCAGATGTTATCTGCTGAATAGTAGATGCCTGTACCACCACCAACGACATCTTTAGGGAACAACCCAATCTCTTTGTATGTGTGATTAACAGCAAGTAATGGAATGTTCTTCATAGTAAGGTAAGGTGTTGCCATACGGAACAAACCTTTAAGAGCCTTGGCACGAGACATATCAGCTACCGACTTCTCATTGATAGCGTCTTCCATTTCTTTCTTTGATGCCATGTTACCAATAGAGTCGATGACAATAATAACTTCATCACTACGATCTAACTCTTCTAGCTGACCAATCATATCAAACTTCAGTTCTTCTACATTGGTAATAGGAGTGTGGAGCACTCGAGCAGGGTCAATGCCAAACTGTTCAAAGTATGATTGAGGACTACCGAACTCACTATCATAGAACAACATAACAGCGTTTGGATGCGCATTGAGATATGCACCTGCCATCAGTAGTGCAAAGGATGTCTTAAAGTGCTTAGAAGGACCTGCTAGCACTGTTAAACCAGCCGATAGCCCCCCATCAACATCACCAGACAAAGCTACGTTTACCATAGGAACATCTGTTGGTGTAAAGTCTTTTTCGTTGAAGAACTTAGAGTCGGACAAGACTTCTGTAGTCTTGATCTTACTGTTCTTCTTTAGTTTGTCCATAATCGACATGTTGTTCAATCTCCCGGTCATCTAGATCATATTGTAATCTGTATTCATTGTTTATTCTAATACATTCTTTCAACAATGTCAACTTGTTTGAGTAGTGTGTAATTGCTGATGTATCTTTTGGGAAGCAAGCTCCCCCATATCCTTGTTTACCATCGAATCCCGGAACGCGAGTGTGGCTAGGACCAATACGCTCATCCATACCTACAGCCTTAATAATTGTTGCAAAATTGGCATTTGTATCTCCAACTGCATCGTATAGTTGATTGAAGAATGTTACTTTCGTCGCAAGGAAAGAATTGATAGTATACTTAACAAAGCTAGCTTCTACAGCTGTCATCTTCAATGTGGGACAAGGATTACACAAGCTGTACTTTGCATATATCTCTTCAACTTGATCACAACAATATTGAATCCCACCCAGAATATGGAATGGAGGATCAACGAATTGTTCGTTAGCGGATCTCTCTGTTAAGAACTCAGGATTGTAAACTACGTGCATAGGCCACTTAGCAACTATGTCTGGGGTGACAGTAGATTTGACAACAACTAAAGGGGCCAAGTCTAATTTAGAAAGGACATCGTCAATAATAGCACTGCTAATGCGACCATCACTTCCCATCGGGGTTGGTACGCAAACAAACACGCAATCAAAATTGCTGAGATCAAGATCGTCCAGTGAAGTATTATACTTAGGATCGACAATGGTTTTCTCCACTTCAGAGTGACTGAATCCATAATCTACAGCCTGGCCGACAAAGCCATGACCGACTATCAATATTCTCATGTTTCTTTAACTCTCTTCCGAAGATCGCTAGATGAGAATCTATGATCACGTTTATTGAAGTATATATCTATTCCTCTAGCTGCACAAGTAGCACGTCCGGTAAATTTACCGTGTTTATACTCTTCGCCAATTATCCTAACATCAAAGTTAAATAACTGCAGTATGTCTTCTAAATCAGTTTCTGTTTGATATGGGATAATCTCATCAACGTACTTTACTGCTTCTAGCTGCACCCATCTCTCTACAAGTGTCTGCACCGGTGCATTCTTTTCTGTTCTGTCTACACTAGGATCAACTTGTATAGCACACACTAAATGATTGCACACTTCTTTAGCTTCTCGCAACATAGCAATATGACCTGCGTGTAGCAAGTCAAAGGTAGAAGCGGTGAAGCCTATTACAGATTCTTTAGTCGTTCCCATGTGTCCTCCCAATCTCTTACACTATGCACTGTTCCACCCATTTCGTCAACAGCCAATGACAACTCATAATCATTACCACCTGGTTGACACATATCTCCAAAGAAGTGTACATTTGACTCACCACGGAAGTCTGTTATGATTTGAGATTTGGTTGTTCCACGAACTACAATGTCAATCCCAATCTCACCAGCTACACTCGCTTGATAGTATGGAAACCGGTCATTAAATCGGTGAGCAATCTGCACACGTTCATTTTGCTCTCTATCCCACTTAGCATAGTCAGCACGCTGGGTTCTATTTGATCTACGACCTAGAA